CGTCGTAGTAGTCTAGGTTTTCCTTTGTCCAGGTAATGTCTGGTGCAAGCATGTTTACTTGATGGCCTGCTTCTGCGAGTGCAGTTTCAAGTAAACCTGCAAAGGCTAGCGAGCGCTTGTTGGCGCTTGCTGACATCTGAGGCGCAGACATACCTGTGATAAGAATGCGGCTCATGCATCAGTTCCATCTGCGTTTAGCTTAACGCCTTTATCCTCGCGCAACGCGCGGTCAATGATGCGTTGGCAATGATCCTTAAACTGGTCATATGTTCCAATGTACGGGCGCAAGGCGTCGGCCTGTGCTTTTGCTGCCGCAGCTAGTTCTGCGTCAGACATCTTTTCGACGTCAGCCATAGTTAGCTTATACGCGTCACCTAATGGATCACCTTCACCCTTATCGGTAACAAGAATAGAACCAATGTGCGCTGCGTAGAGGAAGCGTGAACGCCACCAACCTGAACCAGCGTGTGGATACGGTGGTGAAAGAATTCCCCAGCGACTGTTGTAGTAGTTTAGAACATCAAGCTCTGTATCAAGACGCTGTCCACCAAGTTTACGAATAAGCTTGCGACTACCGATGATCTCTACATTCCACTCAGGCTTCTTCTTACCAAGCCATTCATCGTGTGGCATCAACGCGCCAAGTACCCAGGTCTTAGATTTTTCTTCTGGCGACATTGGTGTCACCTGTGCAAGTGTGTCGTTTACCACGCTTGAAGGGTCTAGCGCCTCGATAGGACCGACTTCCTTTGGCATACGCTTACGAACACCAGTACGGTCACCCCACGCATACATCGGACAAACTGGAACCATTCCAGCAAGCCAACGCTTGTCAATAAGATCTGTTGCCGCTTGAACAAGACGCTTCTCATACGGTTGAACAGTCTCATCGTTGTCCATCATGTAATAGCGCTCGATGTAACACTTCTTAGCGGCGACTGGGTCCTTCTCACGGATACGTTCAAGTGCTGCCTCGATGTCTGCACGACTAAAGTACGTTGCGCCTTCGTCACCGCGATGTTCTGTCCCAACAAGCAGGTGCTTGTAGATCATCTCTGGCTTTTTCATCATGGCGCGTGCGCCATTGAAAACTGTGTTGAACTGCCAATCGTCAAAGAATCCGACCGCAGGCAGTCCAGAAGATAATGTGTATAGTGCGCCCATCGCACCTTGTCGCCCGTTGAGCGAGTTTAGAGGAGCAAGGTTTACCCATGCTGCGTCATATGATGAAAGATCTTCACCAGGCGTGACTTTGCGCCAATCGACCTCGTGACCGAGATCCTCGAGTGCCTTCACAATCATTGCGGGCACATCGATCTTTTGTATCGTGCGTCGTTCCGTGTTGATCTGTAAGGCGGTAAAGCCTGTCATCAAGATTTTCATAATTCTCCTAGGTAATCAAGTTGCTGGTATCATTGCCCATGTTTTTAGGCACGAGCAATGATACCAGAACAACTAGTGATTTAGAACGGTGAAGCTGGTGGAGCAGGCGGTGCTGCTACCTCAGCTACTACTGGTGCCTCAGCGATTGGTGCTGCAGGCGCTGGTGCAGGAGCCGCAGCAGGTGCTGGAGCTGGTGCAGGTGCTGGTGCAGCCGCTGCTGCTGGAGCTGCTGCTCCGGCAGTTGCAACGTAGTACATCTTGATTTCGTTCTTCTTAGAACCGTTCCAGGTACGTGAACCAACCTGTGCACGGAACGCGCGATTCTTTAGTGCAGCTTCAATCTGCGCGTTTGATGGAGCCTGAGCAAAGTACTCACGGTTGAGACCGAGTGCTGCCATCTTGCGGAAGAACATTCCAAGTGCGCCAGGGCTGTCTGGAGTAACAACAAGGTTATCCCAAATCAGACGCTTAGCGTGTGGACCATTCTGGACCTGTGCCTTGATAGCAAACATGGTCTTACCAGACTGTGCAACCTTTGCAGTTGCCTCAGTAACGACTAGGTCGTAGTCGCCATCTGGTAGTGGTTCGTAGTTACCGACATCTCCGGCGTCCTTTACGAGGTCGCCCCAGTTGAGTGAACTCACTGTGTATTTCCTTCTTTCTTTTTTAGGCGCTAACCAATTTGGTTAGGACGCGGTCTTTTTTGCTGCTGCTGGTTTCTTCTCGCCGAAGATCATGTCAAGCATGCGTTCGACTCCAAGATTTTCCTGCTCGACAATCTTGCCGAGACGACCCTGTACACGCTCTCCAGCTTCGTACTCGTCTGTGCGTTCAACGTACATACGACGTACCTTGTATGGAGGCTGCATAGGATCTGGATTTGGTAGAGTCTCGACGTTTACAGCGCCGAGGATGTCATAGAAATATGGCGCCTGAATTGCAAGCTGTCCCTGTAGGTAAGGACGCAAGCGTCCGTCCTGTCCAGGTCGAGCCATTGCAGTAAGTACTACTGCCTCGAGCGGAGCCGTTGGGTGCATCGTCAGGTCACGAAGGTCACGAAGTAGTGCACCCATGTGGCGAAGCAGTTCACCCCACTGTTGCATCTTCATCTGTTCGGTTCCTGCAAGCATGTCCATGCACTTAACCTGCAACTCTGAAATAGAGTCGATGATTAGCGACTTGAACTGGTGCTTACCAGATTGAAGCCACTGGAACGTCTTTATTACTACGTCATAGTCTCGTACGTTGACGACTACCGTATCCCACGTTCCATCTGCGACAGGTGGTTCTTCTCGCAACGGGTCCCAATACTTTACGTTGATAGGCAAGAAACGGTGTCCGCCTTCAACGTCGAGCATGAGACGAGGATATGGTGCTGTGACTGCAAAGGTCGACTTACCGACCTTTGACTCGCCATACACCATGATAGTCAGCGAACGTTGTACTTCATTTGACATACGTCACTCACTTCCTTTCTTCTCTTCGGTGTTGTAATATCCGTATGGGTCAGACGCCACATACGACTCGCTGATTGCCTGCTCGGCGGCGCTACCGTCGTCGATTAGCGGGCATACAGCAAAGAATTGGCACTTCCACTTGCAGTCACGCGATGGTCGCGGATACGCTACAAGCTGGTGTGATACTCCCTCATCGAGAGCTTTTTTCACGGAGAGCATATCTCCGATTGTTCCGTGGATACGCTGCCAGAAGTTACGCAACGCAAACACGTTGTGTCGGACTTCCATTTGCTCGTAAAACGGTGGGCGAGCATTTGCTGTGCGCTTTACCTTCTTGAGCATAGTAAAGATACCACCCTCAGAACGTTCGCCTTCCTTGTTTTGTGCAGCCTCCAGCATCATGTAAGTAAGGATCTGCTCATTCATGTGTGCCATGCTTGCAAAGTCAGTGAATGAACCGCCGACAGTCTTGAAGTCACGGAACATACGAACGCCATCGACCTTGCGTCGAACACGCATATCAAGTTTACCTTGAAGCACAACCTTGCCATCAAACAGTGGCATCTCAATAATCTCTTCAGTAGAGATCATTTCAAGTTCAGCGTCAATGCCTTGGTCTTCAACCCACTCAAGGTAACCCTCAAGCATGATGCGACCAAGCTCGCCTTCAGTTTCTAGATCCGATGTGTCGCGGAACTGTGCTTCAAGTAGTTCCTTGTCCTTTTGCAAAAACTCAGCATGCGCCTCAAGAAGTGGCTTACCTGTCGAGTAATACGTATCAAGTGCGTTGTGCACGCGTGAACCAAGTGCAAGCGCACCTGTCATGTTCTCGGTGCGTGGTCGCAAACGGCGGTAGTATCCCAACCACCACTTACGTCGACAATCCTTGAATGTCTGGATCTCCGAGTTGGAGAGACGATATGGATTTTCAACAATCTCCACGTCTACTTTCCCGTCGCTCATAGCTTTCCTGCCTTATCGTCTTTGAGTAGTGACAACAACTGCGCCTTATCGCGAACGATTTGCTCAAAGTTATCAGCCTTGGTTTCAAGGACTTGGATTACACGTTCCTCGATGGTACCTTCAGTGACGTAGTCAGAGATGATAATCGAGTCGTGGATTTCTGAACCAATGCGGTGCACACGGTCCAGAGCTTGCTTGTGGTCAACAAGAGACCACGGACGCTGCAGCATGACTAGTCGTCGTGCAGCAGTAAGTGTAATACCTACGCCACCAGCTTGCGCTGTAAATAGTACCCACTTGATCTTGCCGTTTTGGAAGTCGTCAACCGCCTGTTGGCGTTCGTCTTCTGTCTGGGCACCAGTGATTAGACCATGCGGGATCTTAGCCTTAGTCATTTCTGCACTAAGTAAATCTATAAGCTGGCGTGATACAGCACATACAGCAACTGAATCATCGCCAAAGTCGCCATTGGCAATATCGTCCATCAATGCGTCAACCTTACAAGATGGTCCTGCAAGAGTTACCTTAGACTCACCTGTTGACTCGTCAACAGTAATCTCAGCGAAAGAACTTGCAAACTGCAGCA